ATGGGACGCAAACGACTAAAGGAACGGACCTAAAAATCCAACTACTTTAGGAGTACCTACAATGAACACACTTAACATCATCAAGAAGCAGATCAACAAAGCATCTGCAGTTCACAACGCACAGATCTCTCACACCTCATATCGTGGTGTTGAGTATGATACACGTTGTGTAGAAAGCAAAGAGTCTCACGGGACCTTCTGCTATCGTGGACGCACTTACACCAAGTGATTGTCAAATCAATTGAATAGTGTTATGATGGGAGGGAAACCTCCCATTTTTTATGGAAAGAGATAAACTAAAACTGATAGTAAGAAACCTAAAACTGCTGGTTGATGCTCTTGAGTCTGAGGTATACTCTAATGTAGATGTATACACGACCAAGCAAGAGAATTTCGATGATCCTGCTTCCAACTACATATTAGATTATGACGAAGTTTTTGAGGACGACGATGGATAAGATAGATACGCAGGGGATGAGTTTACCTAGTGATGGTAAACAAAAATCAAAAAGATCCTATCCACCACTGGTGATACCAAAACGAAATGTCTTTACTGATTTAGAAAGACAAGAACTAAAAGACATTATTAACGAGACACTTGATGAGCGAGAACAACGTAAAACTAATCAGCGTAACTCCTGATGCAGAGAAGCACATGGCATACTGTGCCCGTGTGTCAAACCCTAACAATCAAGAGAATGAAAAGTTCTCTGGACTCCTGAAGTATTGTGTAAAGCATCAGCACTGGAGTATCTTCGAGCAAGCATATATGACTCTAGAGTTGAATACTACCAGAGGAATTGCAGCTCAAGTGCTCAGACATCGTTCGTTTACATATCAAGAATTTTCACAACGTTATGCTGATTCTTCCTTACTCGCGGAGAAGATCCCTCTACCTGAACTACGCAGACAAGACACCAAGAATCGTCAAAATAGTATTGATGATATTGATGCGTTTACCCATCAGGAATTCCAAATCAAAATGCAACAACACTTTGAAGCAGGAATGAAACTCTACAAAGAGATGCTTGATGCATCGATTGCAAAGGAGTGTGCTCGTTTTGTACTCCCTTTGGCATGTCCCACCAAAATTTACATGACGGGCTCAGTTCGGTCATGGATCCATTATATCGATTTGCGTTCTGCAAATGGTACACAGAAGGAACATATGGATCTTGCATTAGGTGCTAAAGAAATCTTCTGTGAACAATTCCCTGCCGTTGCTGAAGCAATGGAATGGGTTTCATAAATATTTACACCAACAATTGAGTTATGCCAACATACCCCGTTATTAATCTAGAAACAAAAGAGAAGAAGACACTCAGTATGACTATGAAAGCATACTCAGAGTGGAAAGAAGAAAATCCAGGATGGGATAAAGATTGGTCAGAAGGATGTGCAGGACAGTCTACTGAGTTTAAGTGGACTGGAGAAGCAAAATCTAGCGGTTGGAATGAAGTTCTGGACCGTGCATCTAAACAACCAGGTGCTACGGTTCGGAAACACCGCGACTACTCCTTCTAACTTACCGTTTATGTCCGCAAAAAGAAAGACTAATCAACCAGTAGTTCCGTTTGGAATGAGCAACAAGCATATGAAAAGGAAGAAACCAATTAATTCAGACTTAATGAGGGACATTGTACCCCTTACTGAAAATCAAAAAGAACTCTTTCGTTGTTATAAGAATGATCAAAATCTTGTAGCATACGGATGTGCTGGTACAGGAAAGACCTTTATTACCCTCTACAATGCTCTTAAAGATGTTTTAGATGAGAAGACTGCTTACGATAAAATATACCTTGTCAGGTCTCTTGTAGCGACTAGAGAGATTGGTTTCTTACCTGGAGACCATGAGGATAAGTCTTCCCTTTACCAGATTCCATATAAGAATATGGTGAAGTATATGTTTGAGATGCCTACTGACACTGACTTTGAGATGCTGTATGGCAATCTCAAATCACAAGGAACAATTTCATTCTGGTCTACGTCTTTTATTCGTGGAACTACACTTGATAATGCAATCGTTATCGTTGACGAATTCCAAAACTTAAACTATCATGAACTTGATAGTATTATCACTAGAATTGGTCAAGATTCAAAGATTATGTTCTGCGGAGATGCAACTCAGTCTGACCTCGTTAAGTCTGCTGAAAAAAATGGTATTGCAGATTTCATGAAAATCTTACGTATCATGCCTTCGGTTGACATTGTTGAATTTGGAGTTGAAGATATTGTTCGCTCTGGATTAGTTAAAGAATACTTACTAGCTAAGATGGAAATGAATTTATGATTTTTGAGCATTGTAATTATCTCGGTGACCTTGAACTAAACAAGAAAGAAACAAACGGCATCCGTCTCTACAACCTTCCAAGTGGAGATTGGGTGCCTTCTATTACATCAGTAACTTCTTTTTATAATCGACAGATCTTTGTCAAGTGGCGCAAGCGAGTTGGTGTTGAAGAAGCAAATCGTATTACTAAAAAAGCAACTGCCCGTGGAACAGACTTCCATGAAGCAGTTGAAGTTTACATGAGGAATAAAGAAATCAATTGGGATGACTTTAAACCTCTCACAAGGTATATGTTTCATCATGCCCTACCATATCTGGATAAGATAAATAATATACACGCTATAGAAAGGACCCTCTATTCCGAGTATCTTGGATTAGCTGGTCGCGTTGACTGTATCGGAGAGTACGAAGGCGAACTCGCAGTCATCGATTTTAAAACATCCGAAAAGATTAAACCAGAAGAGTGGTTGGAAAACTACTTCGTTCAGGAAACTTTCTATGCTGCTGCTTACTATGAGTTGACTGGTATCCCCGTAAAGAAACTCATTACCATTATGGTTACACCTGGTGGTGAGGTTAAAGTATTTGACAAAAGGAACAAAGGGGATTATATTAAGTTATTAGTTCGATATATTAAAGAATTTGTATCTCACAATCTTAGGACAGAGAATGGAGAATGAACTAGAAAAAGTATTAGAAAGTAAATTCTTTTGCCCCTCTCGTTTCGCACAGGAGATCGAATCTCTTGTAATACAGAACTCAGGAATGAGTTATATTGATGCTATTATTCACTTCTGTGAGAGCAATAGTATTGACTTAGAATCAGTTCCAAAACTGATTCCCAAACCTTTGAAAGACAAAATAAAAGCAGAGGCAATGGAACTTAACTTCTTAAAGAGAAGTTCCCGTGCAAAATTGCCTATTTGATTCCATTTTTGTCGGAAAAAATTTCTGGCAAAAATTTGACCCTATTACTTTTTCATGATGCCTTTTGATGCCTACAAGCAATACCTCTCACTGAAGAATCACTTCACGAAAGAGAAGTATGACTACCATAAGTATTGTGGAAAGAGTCGTGCAACTGTACAGTCTTTCTATAAAAGGAAAGATCGTTTCTGGTTTGAAAAACTTTCTAGAAATAAAGATGACAAAGAAGTAATAGAGTTCTTCATATCTAACTTTATCACCTGTACTGATCCAAGTAAACTTTGGATAGGAGAGATGATACGTGAAGGTGAAAGTAGGTATACTTTGTGGAAAAAGAGAACTCAATCACTCTCATATCTTTTTAAGGAAGAAACAGAGAAAGTATTTTCAGATAATAATTTTGATGCTATGTTCTCTATGGATGGTTCCCGTCATCCAGATATTTTAAAATCATATTTAAGAGATGATATCTCAATTGAAACCTTAGTTATTCTTGATAGAATACTTGGGTTTAGTAAAGACTGGAACAGTAAATTATCTGACCCAGTGTGGGAGACTGTTAATATGAGAATGAGAAAGTATTCTCCATTCCTAAATATTGACGTATCTCATTACAAAAAAGTTTTAAAAAAAGTTGTTTTAGAAAAATGAGTTTTTTCGATTCCGATGTAGTCCGTGCAGAAATGACGGAGATTAGTGAATTGCAGGAAGATGTTTATCGTAACATCTTCAATTTTCCTTCGATGGATAGACAAGAAAAACTTTTTCATGTGGCTATGTTAGAGAAACTTTTGGACAAACAAAGGATTCTTTATGCCCGACTTAGTTTATCTGATGATCCCGAAGCAAAAATTATGAAAGAAAGAATCGTTGATTCTGCAAAGATGATGGGTCTCCCACCCAATGTTGATATGCAGACAATCTTTACGAACATGTCCAAAATGTTGGATGTGATGAAGTCAAAGATTGACGAAGACGACTCTATCGTGTAGAATACCGAGGTACACACAAGCCAAATACGTACAAATCTAAAGAATCCTATGTCTTTCGCAAATCTTAAAAAGCAATCCTCTCTTGGATCTCTGACCTCTAAACTGGTCAAGGAAGTTGAGAAGATGAACAATACCAGTAGCGGTGGAGATGACCGTCTCTGGAAACCAGAAATGGACAAGACTGGCAACGGTTATGCAGTCATCCGTTTCCTCCCTGCCCCTAACGAAGAAGAACTTCCTTGGGCAAAGATGTACTCCCATGCCTTCCAAGGTCCTGGTGGTTGGTACATCGAGAACTCTTTGACTACAAACGGTGGCAAAGACCCTGTGTCAGAGCACAACCGTGAACTCTGGAATAGTGGTCTTGATTCTGATAAGGACACTGTTCGTAAGCAGAAGCGTAAACTGTCCTACTATGCCAACATCTATGTGGTTCAGGACAAGGCAAACCCTCAGAACGAAGGTCGTGTCTTCCTGTATAAGTTCGGCAAGAAGATCTTTGATAAGATCATGGAAGCAATGCAACCTGAGTATGAAGATGAAACTGCCATCAATCCTTTTGACTTCTGGCAGGGTGCTAACTTCAAACTGAAACTGAAGAAGGTTGCAGGTTATTGGAACTATGACTCTTCTGAGTTTGCTGCATCCTCTCCTCTGCTGGATGATGACGATGCTTTGGAAGCACTGTGGAAGAAGCAGTATTCATTGACTGCTTTGACTTCTGCTGACCAATTCAAGTCATACGAAGATCTAGACAAGCGTCTGAAGATGGTGCTTGGTGCCAAACCACCTGCCCGTCGTTATGATGAAGAACTGGAAAATGAGAGTGAAGGTCGTGGATCTTTCTCTCCTAACTTTGAATCAAGCAAGCCTCCTGCTGCTGACTTCAATGCACCTGATATCACTCCAACAAAGTCTGCTGACTCTGATGAAGATGATGCTCTGTCCTACTTCCAGAAACTTGCTGAAGAGTGATGAGATATAATCAGTTGTGCTTAACCTTATTGGTTATCGCAGCATATATTAATCTACTGAAATA